AACCCCGCACACTGGAGAGCGGCATAGGTCGGGCCTTCCGGCAGCGACTCCGCTTCTGCGACGCTCTCCAACACCACAAGCGCGTACTGTCCCATACCCATTGGTCCATCTCCTTAAAGGCAAGATTGCCCGCGTTGCTCCCTGCCAGCGACAGGGAGCGAACGGGAAACCTTGTTAGCTATGTGTGCATCTTACCTATTCTCCCTACTTTCGATTGCCTTGAGGATCGCCCGGTCCACCGTCTTGCGCTTGCCAATCGGCAGCGCCTTCCACTCCGCGCGAGCCTCCCGACTCGCGCACTGCCACTCTAGCGCGGCAATCGTCTGCCCCAGCCACGCCACCCGGTTCATGCGGGGGTTGCCGGCCACCTCCCGCGCCGCGTCATACGCTCCCTTGCCGTAGAGACCGTCCAGCAACCAAGCGACACGCTCCCCGATCAACTCGGACTGGGTCCGGAGCGACTCGCCCCACGCGGCGCGAGCTTCCCTCCGATCCGCCAACGGCGCACTCTCGACTCTAACCAGGTCCGAACGGAAGGTAGCAGCCTCCCGCGCCAGATACTCAGCGTCCGTCTGCATTGCCATGCTACTTTCCCTCCTTCAAGGTCCACGTTCCGCACCGATTCCCGTTCACGTCACGGATGATGTGAGTGTAGTCTCCGTGCGCCGTTGCGCCGTTCGCCATGTCTAGCCCGATGATTCGCAGGATTCGAGAGAACTCTTCTCGCTCCCCTTGCTCCCCGTCGAATGCTGCGCCAACTCCGACCACCTCGAGCCTGAGCGTCTTCATGTCCTATCCTCCATGCTAGTTGACTGACAATCTCTCGCGTGCGCCCCTGGCAATGTGTACAGGGGCGTGCCCGGGGGATTGGCTAGAGCGGGCCTAGTGGCATGTGCATGGCGCAAGCGGATTCGCGTGGAGACTCACTCCCTCCCCTGTGAGCCCATACCCGTATTTGCGCCAATCAGGGAACATCCGGCGCATTTCACGAACGCACTTCGCATACCCGATGCGCCGATAACGCCAGCGGGTCTCCATGCGAGTCTTGAACTCCTCCGCGTCCATGTCCTCGTCAATGTCTCCGATATGTTGGAACGTCCAGTCATACAGCCATGTCCCATCGGAAGCCTGTCGTTTGGTAAATGTGATCTTCATTGTCTCCCCCTTCCTACTCGCTGAACCTGGCCAGGTCCGCTTCCGCCGTCCACGTCTTCTCCCTCGCGTGGTCTTCCACCTTCGGCTTACGCGTTCGTTGCATGACTGAAACTCCCATGCTAGTTGACTGACAATCTCTCGCGTGCGCCCCTGGCAATGTGCACAGGGGCGCGGACGGGGGATTGGCTAGTCTTCCCGATCCAAACCATCATGCCTACACCCAACCTGTCCGCACGATCCACAATAGTCTTCCCTCTTGAGCGGAGTCACATCCGCGTACTCAGGCGCATCCTCGTAGTGCATCTTCATGTGTCCATCTCCATTCTCGCCGGGCCCTACGCCCGGCGCTACCACCGAATAACGTGCGTCAACCACCGGCCATCACTTGTGGGGGAGGGATCGATATCGTAACCGGTGCGCAGGGATACCCATATCTGTGCAGCGGTCCGGGTTTTGAACACGCGAATCATCAGCATTTCCGTTCCTCCTGTCCGGGCCCTACGCCCGGCGCATCCCGCGCGCCCCGGGGTCCATCCTCCCGGGGCGAGCCGGACGCGCCGCTACTCGCTGAACCGCGCCAGGTCCGCCTCAGCCGTCCACGTCTCGCGCCGGGCGAGTGACAGCTTGTGCTCATTCACCGCGTCTGTCAGGAAGGCCACGTACCCTCCCCCGATCCGCGCGTCCGGCCCGTCCAGCCGGGCGAGGAGCGCGGGGACCTGATCGAGCGGGTAGTTCGCCACTACGTACGCACTCAGGATCGTCTTCATGCTCTCTACTCCTATTCACGGCACTATCGCCGCTTCCGGGCCCCCCTCCGTCGAGGAGAGCCAAGAAGGGACGTTAGCCAACCCTGGACTCGATTTCCTCCCGAGTCTTCCACTCTCCCGTAACAGGATCACGCCAAAGTGACGGGCAATCCCTAAGCTGCTCGAAATTCTGCCATCCTTCCCCGTCCGCGTTATCGTGGATGATCCGAACGTACTCAAGCACAACGTTCGGATTGTCGGCTTCCACGCCCTTGTAGCATGGGAACTCAGCGTACATCGGATGGGAGTTGGCGTACTCATCCTCATTCGAGTATTCGACCTGAACACGAGTTGCCGTCGCCTTTGCGACCTGATATTTGTGGCACATGCCCCCGGAAACATGTGCACACATTGCTTCCAGGTTATCGAGCGTCACTACGCGAACCTTCGTATCCATCTGTGTCCTCATCATCGTCTCTCTCCTCTCGCTCGCGCACTATCGCGCGGGCAGTGTCCGATAATCGGACGATCCATGAACCCCTGCCATTTGCACACTTTTACTCATGCAAAGTATATACCATGACGGGGAATGTGCAGGCACCAGGATGGCCCTGTGGGCGCGCCGGACAGGCGCTGGCGAGCGATGACCGATCGGTCCAAGGGCAGAAACGGGCAGTGTTACTGGCTGGTAGCAAAACCGTGCATACGGTAATATGACCGATCGGTCACATACGTCCGTATAGCTTTTGACCTCTTGGTCTAACGCACTGCGTCATAGCAGGTCCATCCTCGCGCGAGCGGGGGAGTCGCGGTATCCAGCGCGACGGATCGCGGTGACCTGGGTCCATCCCCGCGCGAGCGGGGGAGCCGATGCACGCTTCCACCCAAAACCGCGCGCACGGTTTCCCCCTGGCGGCGAGGCTTGCGCCACGAGGGCGAACGCGGGCGCTGCGCTGTCGAGGGAGGCAGCGCAGCCGATCTCGCGCCTACGGGCCGCCGGCGCGACGGCAGGGCCTACCCCGGCCCCAGTCCACACCCCCCGCCATGAAGCTACCCCTAGGGGGAGAGAGAGAGGGATGTGCCATTCCCTGTTCGAGGGGGAGGGACCCTGGGCCCCCCCTGATGAGCCTCTGGGGACTTATGGGGTGTTCTTGATGAGGCGAGGATGGCATGACCAGCTCCTTGGGTACATACGATCAGAATCAGAATCAGTCAGTATCAACCCCTAAGGGGGAGTTGATTCTGATTCTGATATTCGGACCTGATTCTGATTCTGATAGGCAACTGCGTCTGATATCCCCTTATGGCTCTAGGGGTAAGAACAGAATTAGGACCGCCTACGAGTTCGTAACTGATTCTGATTCTGATACTGGTTTGAACATCCAGACATGGGAGCGCTCGACATCGATTTTTTGGGAAATTGCGCCGCCTCTGATGAGGTGTTGGCGGAGGGTAGTTTCGGACATGGGATGGACTAGGAGTGGGAGGATATCGGACAGTTGGACTCCCTGTTCTGGGCGACCGGCTTTTTCCCAGGCGACCCCGAGGGTGAGGAGGGCAGCGCGTCGGTTGGCGGACCCGCGTTTGGTACCATCGGCGAGGGGCTTGCCGGACAGGATAAGGGGACAGGCGTCGTCTTCTTCGTCAGAGTTGGGGTGAGTAGCGATGGAGAAGACGATAGGGTCGTGAGGGGCGAAGTCCTTGGACTCGAAGTTGAGGATAGCCTGACCTCCTTGGGCCTTTGGCCAATCGAGGTAGATGGAGTTCTCGGACCAGCCGTGGAGGCCGACTGTGCCTGACATGCGCTGGCCTTGGGAGCCGGCGTCGTCCCCGAGGCCCTTCTTGAAGTGGGTGTCTATCAGGATGGTGCAGCCGGTACGGGTACGGATGCCGTCGAGGGCGGCGAGGAGGGGGATGATCTCTTCGGCCTTGTTGCCGTCCTTGGTGTGGAGGCGGTTGAACACGTCGAGGATGACGATATCAAGGGCTTCGGATGCGATGTATTGCTCCAAGGTCTTGAGGCATTCGGGCTTATCGAGTCTGAAGCCTGACTTGACGACGGTGCGCATCTGGCCGTCCGGGGAGACGGAGGGGTTGAGGCCGGCCCATAGGCGCTGGGCCCGCGAAAAGACCATGCGCTCGGGGTCTTCCTCGCTGATGTAGAGGCCACGGAAGCAGCCGCAGAGGAACTCGGGCATCCCAAGGAAGGCTTTGCCGCTGGCGAGGCAGAGGAGGAGGTGGAGGGAGAGCCAGGACTTCCCGAGCTTGGGAGGGGAGCCGATGAAGCCGACGCTACCCTTCGCCAAGAGGCCGGGAATGAGCCACTTGACCGGGGGGAGTTGGGTCGTGAGTATGTCCTTGAGGGCGACGGGGTGCCACGTCCACTCGTCTGTGGGGGCAGTCTGGTACTGCTCCATCGGGGTGTCGGGTTCCCAATGGGTCATGGCCCATGTGACCTGGTATTCAATTTCGCCTTTCGAGAAGGGAGGCTCGAATCGCTGGTTCAGGGCGTAGGCCGCGCTGCGAAGCTCCTCCTCGCATCCACCGACGTGGCGCAGGGCACCAAGGTGCCGCAGGAGGACTGCGTGGCGGGAGCCTTCTGGGACGCGTTCGATGGTTGTGTGCTTGACCGGGGCTTGCTGTGCGCCCGGGGTCGGTGGTTGTACGGTACTACGACCACTGCGGGCGAGCGTGACGAGCCATTCTGGGGCGGGCTGTGGGGGAAGGATCCATGGGGGGTCTCCTCCCTCCCACGCGTATTCTCGCCCGTTCGCCCCGACGCTGGGTGGGATGACGACGTAGCCCCCCGTCCCCTTCACGTCGCATCCCGGCAGGGCGTTGGATGTGCAGGGGATGTCCCCCCCGTCTTTGGGCATGGCGAAGAGGTAGTGGACCCCGCCCCCGGGGGTGTGGGAGATGAGCGTGTCGGGGAGCTTCCCGTGCTTCTCTTCGGCGTCCCGTAGGCTGATGTCCCCACCGTTCCTCGGGTCCACGTCCCAGACCCAGCAGCTGCTTGGTTTCCCGGTGGCGAGCCCGAGGTTGCACTCGCCGTACTTGGACGCCCACTGGTGGATGACCGTGGGGTTCGTGCTCGCATCCTTGTGACCGTGCGTCCCCCCGAACGGGATCTTGCTCTTGGGCTGGATGGGGAAGACGTGCCATCCGATGCGGGTGTAGTCGAGGGCCTCGATGAGCATGGTGGAGTTTCCATGCCCTCACCCTTTTGCCCCCCTGGTGGACCCGCCCGTCGCTGGCGGCAGGGGGGCTACTCGGGCTCGGGGAGGGTCCCGACGATTGCGTGTCGAGCGGCGACGTTGGGGTAGGTGTCCACGCGCGGAAGTCTACTCGTCTTTTACGACCTGTCAAACATTACCGGAACTTTTGTTTCCCCGAAAAACAAGGTGAGCTTTACGCTTGACGACCACGTAAAGCAGGACTAGAATCCTCGCATGAAGAATGAATGGACGATCTGGGCGGTGCGGCTGCCGGCCGAACTTGAGCGCAGGATCCTCGTCGCGCTGAGGGGATCTGCGCTCTCTCGGTCGCAGTTCTTGAGGAAGGCTATCGAGGCCGGCTTCCGGTCCGCCGTCAAGGCCGTGAGGTCGATGAGATGAGTCTCGACGTATACCTGTCGAGGTGTCGCGATGACCGACGATGAACGCGCGGAACTTGTCTTGCTGCGTGAGAAGTGTCTCCTGTTGGACTCGCTGGTGAAGCAGCAGGAGGAAGTCATCGTGCAGCAGCAGAAATCCATCGACGAATTCGTCCGCATCTCGCTGCACATGAATAAGACGGTGGAGGCGCATCTTCTTGCCACGGGTGGGAGGTAAGCGTATGACCAGGCCCGAACTCACGAATGACCACAAGCTCCTCTTGAAGCTCCCTACGGCTATGTGGGAAAAACTGAACGCTCTCGCGGAGGAGAAGCAGATGTCCTTATCGTGGATGATCCGAGAGGCCCTCTGGGTCCAGTACAAGGACGCTTTGGTGGGCTTGATGAATGAGAACGCATGAGCAAGAACACCGAGGCGTGGCTTCGGCTCCATCTGCAAGTATTTAGGGCGCGGAAGGGGATGAGAAATAGATACGGGGAATCTGCCTATCGCGACTTTTGGAATTGGTGGGTTTGCTCGTGTCCATTCGTGTGTATCGAGGTGCTCCGCAACCAAGGGAAGCTGAAGTGACATGGCCGTCCTCAAGATTCGAGATGTCGCATGGGCCAAGCAGTTCATTGCCTACTTCAACTGCCACAACAGGGATCATCCGCGATGGGAGTGGGAAGCTAAAGACCTCGCCATCAAGATCCTCAACAACCATTCGGATGTGCGCGGCGCATGTCAGTCGGGGGGCACAGAACGTAGTCCCTTGATCGTCACGCTCCTCTCGTCCCAGACGAACATCTACAAGGTGTCAGCCATGACAGCGATTCATTATCGAGGCGAGAAGCTCTCTCACCACCAGCTTATTCACTTGGACCTGTGCTCAAAATCCTTCTGGTACTGGCTCACCGGTGCGCGAGACATTCTCTCCAAGCACAAGGAGATTCTCGGTTCAGACTTCGACTACCTGGGGGTCAAGACGCAGGACGAGCAAGGGAAGGTCGGAGAAGAGGTCAAGCCGTTCCCCGACAAGCTCTACATACGGACGCTTTCGGACCTCGCGGACAAGCATCCGAAGATGGCAATCATGAAGTCCCGCAAGGTCATGGCGACGTGGTGGGCTGCTGCCAGGGCCCTCCACAACGCCATGTTCTTCCCCGCCCGAGAGTGGATATGCCAGTGCAAGAAGGAGTCCGAATCTGATGAACGAATCCTCGAACGTGCGTGGTTCATGTACAAGAGCCTCCCGAAGTGGGTGCGAAAGCAGATCCCCGCGCTCCGACTCAAGTGCCAGATCCAGTTCCCTGGCGTCGGTTCTCGTTTGCTGGCTGTCGCTCAAGGCCCAGATCCCTGGCGTGCTCCTACTGCTTCAGGAGGTATCATCGACGAAGCAGCCCACATGGAGATGTTTGCAGACACTCTCCGAGCGGCTCTACCTGCTCTCGTGGGACCTTCAGGCAACATGCCACTGTATGTCATCTCATCTCCGAACGGCAAAGAACACTTCTACCGCCTTGTTGAAGACCTCCAAGGGGATGAGCTTGTTTCGGAAGAAACCTCGCCAGAGGGCTCGGAGATCAAGGGGATGAAGTGGAAGAGGGGACGCAACGGCTTCCTCGGCGTGCATCTCCACATCTCTGCGGACGAGGACAAGGATCCCGAGCGTACGGAGTCCGGCAAGGCGTACCACGCGATGCTCAAGCAGTTGTACGCGCAGGACCCGCTGGGGTTCGAGCGCGAGATCAACATGAGCACCGACACGATGCAAGGAAAGCCGGTCTTCGCGCTACAGTTCTCGCGCGACGTGAACGTGTCCGACAAGTTGGAGTACATCGCAGGTCGTACCGTGTACGTCGGCATCGACACGGGCTACCACCGTCCCGCAATGGTGTGGGGGTACGAGAACGCGGACAGGCAACTGTGCATCACGCACGAGCTTCTGGGGAAGGACCAGGACGTGTTCTCCTACTTCGGGGTAATCTCCGAACTTCAGCGCAGGCTGTTCCCGCAGGCCGGAGGGTTCTTCTACTTCGCGGACCCTGCGTGCTGGCAGCGTACGGACATGAGCGAGAAGTCCCGTATCGAGGTCATGGCCTCGTTCGGGATCAAGCCAGCGCGCGGTGAGATGCGCGAGAAGATGCGCGTTGACACGGTTCGTCACCTTCTCGGAAAGCGAACGGACGGGAAGCCGGGGCTGTTGGTGCATCCCAGGTGTCGAGTCCTCATCGACGGCTTCGTTGGAGGGTACTCGTATAAGGATCCACCTACGGGTCTTGTCGAGTACCCGAAGGAACAAGTGAACAAGGACGGGCTCTACGACCATCTTCAGGATGCCCTCGCCTACCTGTGCACCGGCCTCCGCATGGTGACGGGCAAGGAGAAAAACGTGAAGCGGAAGCCTCCGCCTCCGGATGAGTCGCTGAACAAAAGGACGGGGTGGTAGATTAACATTTGCCTCCAATGTGGAAGGACCAGCATCCCCGAGGTTGGAGGGGATGACCACACGGGCACAGCTTGTGAGTGTTGCGGACAGCGCATGGTGGACTTCGCGCAGGCGTGGGAGCTTCTCAACAAGACGATAGGGAATCTTCTGCATCGAGTGACGCTGCTTGAAAGGGGTTGTAGATGAGCAAGCTGAAAACAAAGAAGGACCTCCTCAAAAACATCAAGGATCTTGAGGAGAAGTTGTCGGCTGTTGCCGCCAACTACGAAGAACTCAAGGAGAAGGAGAAGGAGGAGGCGAAGGAGCCCCCGCGCAAGTATGCTATCGAACTGCAATTCAGGGCGTTGCAGGGGAACCCTGTCTCGGTCGTGACTGCTGATGCCGTGTACCAACTCCCAGAGGATGGGGACAAGGCATACGAGTCCACCAAGGCTCTGTCGGCCATGCTGGACCAGATTGCTCATCGGTGGAAGACTGACGTGTTTGACTTCATGGAGAAGGAAGTCGATTGCGCATACTAGGGCAGGTGAACGAAGACATCGGCTTCTTTCAGGTGCTCATACGTGGTACGATGGGCTCCGCCATCCTCCTTGAGACATCCACGTCGATCTCCCTGTACGACTTCGGCGTATTCCTCGTGTCGAAGAAGCAGGCGCGTGAGATGTTCTTTGTCACCAGCCTCAACTAGATCCTAGTTGACACCCTCTGCCGCACGCCCTATCCTTCCCGTCATGGCTGCACGAAAAGCCAAGGATACCCTTCGGTGCTCCTTGTGTGACGAGCCCCTCTCGTGGGACCGTGCTCGCACCATGCTTCAAGTCATCCGTCCAGATGTTGCCGCAAATGATGCAGCCGTGATCCGATCTGTCTGCCTCGTCTGCTTCAGCGGGGAGCAGAAGGAGGAGATGAAGCGCCACTATGACCACAAAAGCAAGGGGGCGCTCTACAGTGCAGGATTGGTGCAGTGATGAGGTGCTGGAAATGCGGCAGGGCTCCCAGCGAACAGAGTCCGTTCGTGGTGCTGCGCGTAAATGAGTTCAGGCAGCAGTACTCCTGTGTTCCATGCGTGTTTGATCTGGGAAACCAAGAATCACAGCGGCGGGCGCATGAGGAGTTGGACTTGAAGGACACGACTGGATGACGTTCGACTACCTGTGTTCGGACTGTGGAGGTGCACACGAGCGTGTGTTCAGTGTGTCTGTCGTGCCCCCACCAACGGTCGAATGTCCACTTTGCACGCATGTCGCGTATCGTGTGTGGTCAGCCCCCCACGTTCATGTCGCAGCGTCCGAGTTCCTTGGGAAGTTCGGCGTGTACAAGAACGACAGACAAACGAATGCGCTGAGGGATGAGAACTGGAACCCCCCAGAGGACACGACCGCTAAGGTCAACATCAATGGGTGTGATGTCGCCACATTCACGTTGGAACAGGCGAAGTCGATGAAGGCCGTTCCCCCACGCAAGGTGAAGAAGCCGAGGCCGTGATGTCCGAGTTCAACATGGGGTCCGGAGCCAAGGCCGGAGATGCTCCACCCGTGGGTGGGTCGGACGTGAAGTTTGACGACAACCTCTCTGAATCTCTACAGGACAACGACAAGGCGCGGAAGTGGGCTAGAGGACGCTTTCATGAGATGAAGGAGGCTCGACGCCCATGGGAGGACTCGTGGACTCGCGCGTACAAGTACTACCGATCCTGGCCCGAGCCCAAAAACCAAGACTGGAAGGCGACACTCTTCGTCCCTCTTACCTTCCAGGCGGTCGAGACCATCCTTCCTCGCGTCGTGCAGGGTCTATTCAGCATCCGCCCCAGCTTCGTTGCGCTGCCTACGCCAGATATGGCTACGTTGGCTGGTGGTCCCCAGGCGGCAGTCGCTCTGGCAGAGAAGGCGCGTCTCGTTGAGCAGGTGCTTGACGAGCAGCTTGAGAACCAGATCAAGCTGCGGAAGATCGCACAGACGGTGTGGTTCAGGGAGTGCCTCATCTACGGGTCGGCCCCCGGCATCATCACATGGGATGTACTCCTGAATCGTCCCAGGTTCCAAGCACTCGACATCATGGATTGGTGGTGCGACCCACAGGCTGAGGATGTCTCTACAGCGCAGTACGCGTGCCATCGGGTCCGCATCACGGTGGACGAGCTTCGCAAGCGTGCGAAGGCCGGCATCTACGACGCGGATGCCGTGAAGAAGGTCAAGCCCAAGACCGACGCGGAGACGCCAGCGCAGGAACGCTTGAAGGAGGTCGGGCTCGGGGCGGAGGACAACTCGTATCGTGCAGATGGTCGGATGGTCGAACTCATCGAGTTCTGGCGTCGTGACCGAGTGATGACGTTCGACATTGACTTCAACGCCACGCTGCGAAATACGCGCAACGAGATGTTCGACGACAAGTGCCTTCCGTACGTTCTCGCGCGATACACCCCTATTCCCCACGAACTCTACGGCATGGGCATCCCTGAATTGGGAGAGTCCTTGCAGCTTGAGATGAACGACACGCGCAACCTTCGCATCGACGGGGTAAAGATGTCGATGTGCGGTATGGCCGCCGTGCCGTTCGATTGGGACGACGAGCAGAACAAGGTGTGTCCTGGGGCCATGTTCAAGTTGGCCGATCCGTCCAGTGTCAAGTGGATCTCTCCCCCCGATGTGTCCCAGGGGGGACTCATGGAGGAAGATCGCATCCGCAAGGATTGGGACCAGACGTTCGGAACCTACGATTACACTCGTGGGAGCGCGGCTCGTGCGAACGAGACGGCAACAGGGATCAACATCATCGTTCAGGAAGGGAACGTTAGATACGGAATGACCGTCTCCATCTTGGAGGATACGGTCCGTGAACTGATCGAGAAGCTGTACTTGTTGGACCAGTTATGGCTCCAACCCCCGATGCTGGTTCGCATGGCCGACGAGAATGGGGTGCGTTTCCAGTCCATCTCTGAGGACACGTTTGATGGAACGTACGACATCTCCATCGTCACGTCGTCTACGTTGGGGAACAAGGACATCCAGCGGATGCAGGTGAGGGACCTCGTGCAGACGATCCTTCAGACGCCGGAGTTCATGCGGATGACGGACTGGTATCCGCTCTACAAGCAGTTCCTCTCCAAGTGGGAGATGCGCGACGCGGCCGGTGTGATCAAGTCCCAAGATGTCCTTGCACAGGAAGACGCACACGCGCAGTGGATGCAGCAGGCCATTCCGTTTCTTCAGACATTGGCGCAGCAAGGCATCCCAGAGGCGCAACAACTCTTGGCTACCTTGGAACAGGCACCACCCCCATCGTCGAGTGGCGGCCCCCCGGCGGCCCCTCCTTCGGTGGGAGGTGGTCCTGGTCCTCAGGCTCAACCGGGTCGTCTTCCTCCTCCTACGCCCCCTCTCGGTGGAGGTGTGGAAGCGGCATGAGTCCCAAAGATCCCTACTTGGTGAACCAGGCGCAGGCGGATGTCGTTGTGCTGTCGGAACAGATCCGTCGTGCCCGTGCGGTCATGGGGATGAAGCAGACAGCAGGGTACGATATCGTCTCTGAGTGGCTCAGCAAGAGGCACGATGCCCTGGTCAATGAGTTGATGACAAGTGTGACGAATGATGACCTCCGCATGATTCAGGGAGGTGTCCGAGTCATCAAGGAGTTCCTCTCCTTCATTCAGGGAACTGTTGACAAGGGAGCGAAGGCAGAGGCATCATTGGCGGCGACAGACAAGACGAGGTTGCTCTAATGCCTACGCAGTACACGATGAACCTGAGGACCGCCACGGACTCTGGTAGATACTTCCAGAGTGGTCTGTCTCGTGGTGGGGTCGTGTCTCTGTATCGGTCAAACATCAGCAATCTTGCGTCCGCAGTGACGAGCATGGTGTTGTCCACAGGGTTCCAGGCCAGTGGGACAACGAACGTCGTTGAGCTTGGTCCTTACGATAGTGTGAGGCTGATCGTCGGGATCGTCATGAGCAGTGCTGCGACTAGCGTAGACTTGCGTGCTCGTGCGTATACAGCGAGCAACGGTACGGCTGCGCTCCTCATGCGGCGCACTGCTGCTGGCGGTGTGATCACGGATGTGGTGGACTTCGACAGGTTCACCACGAACGGGACATTTAGCATCAACTATGAGCGTATCGGGGCTCAGTTTGTGGACTTTCAGGGACGCTCCAACGGAGCCATCGGAAAGAGCTTCACGGCATCTGTGGTTCCCTACAATAGCGTAGGGGGGCGTTAGTGATGGAAAAGGTCCACACGCACAACCAGAGGGAAGGAAGCGATAAGTCCAACTGCATGGGGTGCTGGGCAGAGAACTTGATCCCCGTGCTCAAGGAGGCTGACGCGCTGCTTGTTCCTGTGGCAAACACGAGCGCGCGGGCTTCCGTCGTGGTCCTTCAGATTCGTCAGGCGTTGTTCGACTTTGGGAGGGACTGAGGATGATGATGCCTCACGACGAAAAAGATGCGGGCAGAAAATCCCTGATGTCACAGCTTGGTCGTCGGTCGTCTCCTGAGTCGAAGATGCAAGAGGCGATGACGCGGAAGATGAACATCGGGCGTGTCCTCTACGGCCCCAAGGGGATGATCGGACCTCCGAAGTCGATGGGGCCGAAGAGGGTGATGACCCAGGACAAGGGTATGATGTCCGCTGGGCAGGCATTCATGGAGGGGCAGAAGCAGAAGGCCGAAGAGAAGGAGGCGGGACGGAAGGCTCGCCTGAATAAGCCTAAGGACGAAGCGACGGAATACTACAAGCAGATGGCCCGCGATCAGCGCAAGGCTCGCGGAATGGACTAGTTCGATACTTTGCCGCTCGGGTGGCACGGATGTACCATCGTTAGGCGCATGTCAATAACGCCTAAAGATAGCAGGTTCGACTCCTGCGGGCGGCTTTCAGAGCAGACTTTGAACGCGCCCCGCTGATCACGGGGCGCTAGTGAAGACGGCTGACAGGGGCCTGTCCCTCTGTCGGCCGTCTTTGCATTTAACTGTCACCCTGTCGTCTCGGTCGTCGGACGATGGGTCTGTTCGCAGACGACACGGCAAGAAAGGTGTACTGATGCCTGATAGCTCCAATCCGTTCGAGGAGCTTGAACAGCCCGTAGAGGTGGACGACTCGGCCTCACAGCAGCAGGAGCCCGACACGTCTTCCGACGAAGACGCCATGCAGGGTTCGCAACCCTCCGTGCCGACTTCGCAGGGTTCTTCGACCTCATCGACGAAGGGACTGCTTGGGACTCTGGACCCAACGGTTCCCCCGACACCCAATGACTGGCCCAAGGTCTACCAGGCCATGAAGGCAATGGAAGGCCGTGTGCGGTCCACTCAGAGGGCACAGGGGCAGTTGGCTCCCGAAGTCCAGCAGAAGGTGGATGCTCTTGACTACTACTTGGCGATCCCTGGGGTCCAGGAGTTGCTCGGTAGCTACTTCGACCAAGCTAAGGCCAAGGGGGTACAGTTCGACATCCGAGAGATGTTCCAGGGGCAGCAGTCCGCCCAGACTGCTCCGCCCATGCAACAGAAGGCGGATGATGAGGACTGGCTCAACTTTACGCCAACAAAGTTCAAGTCGCTCATCCGATCCGAGATGCAGAAGATCGCGGATGAGCGAGCGCGTGGAATCGTAGACCCGCTCTACCAGCAGGTCGGATCCATGCGGTTCGAGTCAGAGATGGCCGCCCTTCAGGCAGAGGGCTACGCTGACTTGCCGAAGTTTGCCGACCAGATTCAGCACATCCTTCGCACGAATCCGCAGATGTCCGCTCGAGACGCCTACGGTCTCGCAAAATGGAAGGCGGGGGGGTTCGGACGCCCCCGCCCCAATGCCCAGGCCGCGTTCTCTGAGGGAGCCGGCTCTCGTGGCGAGGCGAGTATGCAGGTGGACGAGAGCGAACAGATCGCGCGAGACATGATGAAGGCTGGCTACAACGGTCGGCTGTAACGGGAAGGAGATACGGCAGTGCCCGTAGCCCCTACTGTTAGGACTGTGGTTCGCACCACGGACAACATCCTGGCACAGCGCCGGGTTGTTGACATGGCGGACCGCATCGCCCTGCTGGAACCTGAGGCCGCACCTCTGCTGAGGTTCACGGGTCGTGGTGATGACACCAAGGCCCTGATCAAGAAGGAGAGTTGCTTCAGCCCCGAGTTCCAATGGATGGAAGACCAGACGTTGCCAGGGGTTGATCGTATCAACCTCGCGGCAGGATACAGTGCTGCTGCTACGTCACTCGTCGTGGACAATGGGTCGTACTTCCGTACTCGGGACATCGTTCATGTCCCACGCACGAACGAGATCATGCGTCTCACGGCAGTGACTACAGCGACGAACACGCTGACGGCTACCCGTGGCTATGCTGGGTCCACGGCTGCCGCCCTGGTGAACAACGATGAGTTGATTATCCTGGGCACGGCGATGGAAGAGGCCAGCAGCGCGGTTGACCCCCGCTCGACGCTTGAGGTTCGCGTGCGGAACTACACGCAGATCTTCAGGCGGTCGTGGTTGCTCTCGAATACGGAGATGGCGAGCAAGCTCTATGGCGGTGCGGACCGCCCGTACCAGAGGAAAAAGCAGGCCATCGAGTTCGCCAAGTCCATCGAGTGGGCCTTTATGTTCGGGCGTCGCAACGAGGACACTACGACGCTGACAACGCCGATCCGTACTACGGGTGGGTTGCGTCAGTTCATCACGCAGAATGTGACGAACCTGAACGGTCAGGTGCTCACGGAGCCGACATGGGACCAGTTCCTCGCTACCGGCCAGCGGTACCCTGGGAACAACGGGACCAAGGTGATTGTTCATTCTGCGCTCATTGGGCGTGCGGTGTCTTCGTGGGCCAAGGGCAGGCTCATGATCACGAACCCGCGCTCCGAAGACTACGGGATGACGATCACGACGTACATGAGTCCGAACGGGAACGTCAACCTCGTCCGCCATTGGCTGCTTGAGGGCGACGAGTACAACGGCTGGGCATTCATGCTTCACATGCCTGCGCTGAAGTACCGCTACCTTCAGGGCGAGGACATCAAGCTGTGGGCTGATACGCAGGCCCCTGACTACCACGGTGTGCGTGACGAGATGATTGGGACCGTGGGTTTGCAGGTCGAGTGGGATGACAACCATTCGATCCTTCGTGGCGTCGGTGGTTACTAGGAGGGAATGAATATGGCTCAGACCTTCCTTGAGGAAGCTCTCCGCAACGCCACGACCAAGAGCGCGGTCGTTAGCGACAATACGCCGATTGCTCTTGTCGTGAAGTACGTCGGCTCTGGCATGGGGCAGATCGCTGTCTCATCGAACGGTGACGTGTACTTCTACCGGACGACACTCGGGACTACGGTGACTCTGGATACGGCTGTCAGCGGTGCCGGCTCTGGGTTCATCGATGTGTCCAACGCATCGTACAACACGATGGGGGAGGTGGTTGACTACATCAACACCACCACCAACTGGCGTTCGATGATCTTGGACTCGCTCCGGTCGGACTCGTCCAATGACACATTGAATGCTCTGACGCGCACAACTACGGGCGTTCAGTCCACGGGTGCCCAGCTTGTGTGGGATACGGACATCGCTGCTGCCGAGAACCTGACCTACACCATCAGGCAGTTCAGGAACTTTGGCAGCGACGGCAGCCGGATCGATGGTCCGTCCAATGCCAACTGGCAGGCGGTCCTTCGGCGGTTGGAGAACCGCATCACGTACGTCACGGGGTCAC